ACTGTCATACAGGTTGTCTTCCACTGCTTCTTCCGTGATGGAGAAGCCCAGAGCGATGGTTTCGTGCGTATAGCGGGTGGACCAAGCTTCCTGCGCGTTGTCATAAGCAATCGCAGAGCCTTCGTTCTTCACCGGAGCGGCGGAGAAGCCAGACAGTTTGGTTTCTTCTTCAAAAGAACGCTCAGAGGTCTCGGTTTCGTAAATCTCTTTGTGCTCTTCGCCGTAGCGAGCGTACTCCATACCAAACAAAGCGTTCAGTCCGGGGAGCAACTCTTTCAGCAGTTGTGCGCGTGAAATAGCCATGATTTATGCTCCTTAGATGCCAGTGGCGTTGTAGTACGAATGATAGCCAAAGTTGAATTTGACGATCAGTTCGCAGAAGTTACCAGCCGCGTTAGCGGTGTCGGGGACAACGTCCACAACGCGGAACACCGTGCTGGCGGTGCCTTGACCACCGGGAGTGTAAACACCAATGGCGCTGTTACCCGTAGAGGTAGAGCCAGTGTTTTGCACGCAGGTGACGTTGGAACCAACAACGGTCTGGCCCAAGAAAGCAGGGGTCAGAGCAGCGGTGCTGTCTTCAGTATCGCCGGAGACCAGAACAACCTTGAACAGGGTGTCCGGGTCGTCACACACGATTGCTTCGATCTGGGTGCCAGTCGGAGCGGTCGTGTTTGCGGGGTAGTACTGAGCGAAGATCGTTTGGCCTTGGGCATTCACATATTGGCAGCCCAAGAACACACCGACCAGACCAGCAACGGGGCTGGATTCGTCAGCAATTGCCGATTTGGCGATAGTGCCAGTAGAGGTCAGCGTCACGATGTCACCGTAGAAGATGTTCGTGTTGTAACCACTGGCGATGGGGATGCTGCGAGTAGAACCCGCAAACACCTGACCGCCGATCAAATTGATCGGCTTCAAGCCATACGGCTTGTCAACGGTAGGGTAAGCCATTTAGGACTCCTAGATTTAAGAACCAGAACCGAAAGTAACCTTCGTCTTCTTCTCAGAGAAAAGAGGCATACGAGGATCACTCTCACGAAGAAAGTTGTTGTCCACCGATTCCATCTGAGCTTTGTTCTGGTTGTCGTAGTATTTCATACGTTGTTGCAAAAACTCTTCCGGGATACGACAGAGCAACAATCCGCCCACTTCAATACCGCCTTTAAAGCGGCCTTCCGTGGTGGCGTGCATCATGAGTTCAGGATATTCTTCCGCTTTGCACGGTTCATATCCCTCACGTAACTTAGACGAAATGTTGCTGGCGTCAGGAGTACCCATCATGCTGATGCGAATGTACCGATGCTTCCAACCCGGACGATTGTCGGGCATAGGCAGCGTTTCGGGCGGACGCCACGCTTCCGGACGTGCGAACGTCTTTTCACGGGATTCCAACTCGCGTTTGAGCCGATTTTGTGGTTGAGCCTGTTGTTCCATCATTCACCTCGATTAAGTAAAGCAACCTGTTTAGCATATTGTTCCGGAGTAATCCCAAGTTTGCGCGCTAGCGAAACCTGAGACGCCTTCAGCTTAATACGATTAGGCGGTGTGCTACGAGTGGCCGGGGCCACAACCGTAGCTGATCTTGTTGCACGGCGCGGGGTGTCATCCTCGTCTACCGGTTCTACCCTTTTCTTTGGAGGTGGGTCTTCTTCCTCATGGCTCCCGTCGTCTTCGAAAACTTCGGGGAATCGTTTACGCATTGTTTTGTCGATGGCTTGGAAGTACTCGTCCGAACCAACATAGTCCGCACCATATTTCTGTTGGAGCTTTTTGTCAAGCCCCATCGCCATCATAGTCATATCTTCGTATCCTGTCTGACCAAACCAATCTTTATTTTGGTTCAGCCATTTTTTGGTACGAGGGCTAGTAGCTGGGGTTTCTGGGGCAGCGGCGGGAGTGAACTCTCGCTCCTCAATAGGCCGCATTTCTTCGGCTTGCTGAACCTTCAAAGTCGCTTTGGCAATAGCTTCTTGGGCATCAACAATGGCGTCAGTATCGGCTGACTCGTAGGCTTCTTTGTACTTCTTCTTAGCCATCTCCAGCGCGCCAGTAGCGGCTGATTTTGACTGCTCAATTAGTACATGACTGCCACTAGACAGTTGTTTTTGAAGCCTTTTGTTCTCTTCAAAGACCTGCTTAGCAAACTGCTCTGCTGCCTCACGTTCACGCAAAGCGCTCTCTTTGGCGCGGCGTTCATCGTGATATCCACGAGTGAATTTCTTGATACGTGCCTGTACTTTTTCATCGTACGAAGCAAGCTCTTCATCACTGGGGTCCTCCGGGGGAGGTGCGGCTTTTCGGCCACGGTCTTCCTCGGGGGTGTCGTCTTCGATTTCGACTTTGAAGTCTTCCTCGGCTTTCACCTTGGCTTTCGCTTCTTTCTCGTCCGGAAACTCGAAGTCTTCGCCTTCAAACTTTGGCAATGGCATGTTTACTCCTTAAGCAGCGCGGCTAATTCCACGCGGGTCTTCAACAACGGCCTCAACCGAATCATCGTTAATGATCCGAAACTCTCGGCCATGAATCTTCAAGCGGGTGCCTGAATTGGGTCGCACGATGACAAAATCACCTTGCTTGCACGACGGTCCATTAGGGAACCGGGTAACGTCCTTGTACGCGTCAGGACCAACCTTGACGACAAACAAAACAGGAGTCAGCACTTCTTCATAGTGCATCGTCTTGGCGTCTTTGATAATGCCCACATCACTGTCTGAATACTCTTCCATTGCTTCTGGAACAACGCACAGAAGGTGAAAAGTCCTCGGTTCAGGAAGCTGTTTGGCTTTCTCTTCGGCGGGTTTGTTCAGCACGCCAGACAAGTCAATCGCCGTTATATCAAATTCAGTCATCGGATTTTTCCATTCGTTGCACAAGGTCAGTAATAATTGCGTTTGCGGTGTTCAGACCTCGGATGACGCCGCAAACATGTCGATACTCAGCGTGATTCTCTGCCCGACCGGTCGCCAAGAAGTCGGCTTGCGAAGCTCTCTCTTTGGCAATTTCGCTGGCAACATACGCAAGTAATTTGCTCTCGTTCAATCGTTTTCCTTACGCGGTTTGCTAGGCTGTTTCGTCTGCGCTGCCCGTTGCGCCTGCTGCGTAGCCATCTGCGCGCGGTGTTTAGCCACGTCGATGCCCATGCGTGCCCCTTCGGCTTCCATCTGTTGACGGAGCTTGTCTTTCGCAGCGGCAGAGGTGGCTCCCACCTGCATAGCCGCGATTTCTTTCTGTGCTTCGATCCGTGCTTCTTCGACGCGAATCTGGTCGGCCTTGGCCGCAGCGTCGATCTGAATCTTCTGCGCTTTCATCTGGAGGTCTTGCTGCCTGAGCTGCAACTCTTGCATCTGCATCTGGACCACAGGGTCCTGCATCTGCTGCTGGGCTGCGGCCTGCTGAGCCTCCTGCGTATCGCGCTGAGTAATCTGCGCTGTGGCCTGCGCTGCTGCGATGGCAATCTGGTCGGCCATCTCGGGCGTGACTTTCTTGTTCTCGTCCTCACCGGGCAACACGCCGATCTGCTCTTCCACCTGACGACGGTACTCAAGCGCAATGTGCTCGTTGATGTGAGCCATCGCTGCGGCCATAATCATCTGGGCCTGCGGGTTCATCTGCATGAGCTGCACGACCTTCGGGTTCTGCATCGCGCCCATGTGCGTCTGGATGTGCGCCTGATGGTTCTGCTCAATAAACGCCTTGACCGGCTTCATGGTCAGCAGGTTCTGGTTCTCCTGCACCGGGTCAGTCGGGATCAAGTCATCCTCAATCGGCACGAGCTTGTTGGCGTTCTTGATGCCCAACACCTCAATCATCTGGCGGTGCAGCAGGGGCATGTCGTAGTACTGCGGAGCAGACTGGGCCAACTGGAACACGGCCTGATACTGGACAATCTTCTGCGCCATCGTAGACGCGTTGGGGTCGCTGACCGGGATCACATCTACGCTGTCGTAGTCGGACTTCTTGGCCCGTGCGTTGCCTTCCTCCGGCTCGTAGTCGTACTCTTCCGGGGTGTAGTCGGCAATGATCACTTTCAGGAGCTTGAACTCCTGCTTCATCGTGAAGTGCATCCGGGCTTGAACTGCGCCCATCACCTTCAAAGTGCGCTCAAGAATCGCCAGCGTCGTACCCACTGGGGCGTTGGCCGACATATCGCTGACCTTCATATCACCAGCGGAGGCGAACTGCCGACCTTCCTGCACGATGCGGTCAAACAGCGTGTACAGAACTTGACTCGGTTCCTTGTATGGCAGGGGCAGGATGTTGTCGCGGATCGAACCCGACGGGACATCTACGTCTCGGAATTCTCCCGGTGCGATGGGGGTGTCATCACCCTTGATCCGTAGACCCCGCGATTTGAGACCACCGGGGAGGTTAGACAAAGTGCCAGCGTCAACAAGCTGGCGGATAAGCATGGTCGCGCTCTTGGCATAGCCACCGATGAGGTGGATGAGGCCATAGCCATAGAAACCAAACCCGGGAATGTATTGGTAGTGGACGAAGTGCTGTCGCTTGAGGTGGAGTTCATCGCCTTCATACCAATTCCTACGGATTGCTAAAACTTTGCGGGTGCCCTTCTCGACAGTGACCACATACGGCAGTGCAATGTCGGTCTCTTCGCCCTTCTTGTTCTTGTGCTCGTAGCCTTCAAGGTTCAAGTCAACGTGAATCTCCAGCATCCGATACCGATCATCGTCGATGGCGCTCATGCCCATCTCTTCGGCTTTTTGCTTCTCAATATCATCTAGCTGATAGGACGGCTCACCCAACTCAATGTCGCGGTAAAACCCAGCTTCTTGGAGTTTAAGAACGTCGTTCTCAGTCTTACGCATCACGTGCGTAACCCGCTCGGCGGTCTCCAAGTTACTCGCGCCATAGGGCACGACGATGTCTTCAGCGGGAATGAACACCGCCATCTGCCGCCCTTTGCTCGGGTCGTAGTAGACCTTCTTGAACGCGGAGCCCGTAATGGGCAAGTTCCACAGCATCTTCTCGTGCTCAGGGCGATACTCGTACATCACCTCAGTGAGCTGGTAGTTCATATCAGCTTGTACGCGAGCAGCGGCTTCTTCTTTCTGCGGCGTATCCTTGCCGATGATTACAGTCTTGACCGGACCCGAAGCTGGGAACGTCTCAGTAATCCCCTCGGACTGGAAGCGCACAACGGACTCGGTGAGCATCGGGTGAAACACACCACACGCGCCCAACCACGGCTCAGTACGCTCCTCGTACTTCAGACCCAGTAGCTTCAACCCTTCCACATACGTCTGCATCCAGTCTTTGCGGTCGTTACAGTCTTTCTCAAAGTCCGCAACTAGCTCTTCTCCAAGTGACTGCAAGTCGCTCTCGTCCATGTAGTCGGCGAGGTTTGCGTCAAAGTCTTTGTCGCTCTCGCGCTTGGGTTTGGGTTTGAGGTCAATCTCAAGGTCACCCACGCCGATACGTACTTCATCGGGGTTCTCAATCTCGATCTCAATGTCCGGCTCCAAAAGAGCATCGAGTCCAAGAGGGGCACCGTACAGCGCTTTGTCCATTCCACTAGTAGCCATGTCAATTCCTTAAACTGTGTAGAACCGCTCTCTGCGGTGGCCCTTGAACCATTCAATCTCTTCAGGCTCGTCCGAGGGCAATCTGATAAATCCGCCTTGACGGAACCTCATAAGTGCCTGCGTTGTAGAGTCCACCAAGTCGTCATTGGTACCGCTGGGAAAGTCATTGCATTCCTCAATAACTTCCTTGGCCCAACGCCGGTCCGGTGCCCATACCATCCCTGAAGAAAACATGTCAGAGACAGCGTTAACCCTGCTGATCTTATCCTGCCCTTTGCCGGGAGTAAACTCTCCCACAGGCACGCCCATGCGCCGAAGCTCTTGGTACAGCGCCGCGCCGTTGGATTTCTTCTCCACCACAAACGCGTCTGGCTCCCACTCCTTGTACTCGTCGAGCACCATCTTCTTGAGTTCGGGGAACTCCATGCGCTTCTTAATAGCGTTTAGCAAGATTATGTTATACGCCGAGGTCTCCTCGTTGAGGAACACTCCCCACGTAGTCAGGGCGTTGTAGTCAGACCTGTTATTCGCCTCCTGCGCAGCGTCCAGAGACATAATCGTAAACTCGCAGCGCGGCGGAGTCTCCTTGTCCCATATCTGCCACCACTCCCGCTTGATTAGCGCCCCCTCCTCGGAGACGGGGTTCTGCATGTACTGCGCCTCCCAGTAGCGCACGTCCATACCAGCCTTTTTAGCCAACAGCTCCTCAATCGACCAAAACTCACCCCACAGGGGCTTGTCGTTCAATATCGCAGGGAACTCCATCACCTCCCACGGGTCAACGCCCTCCTCGCGGGACATCTGGTTCAAAATCTGACCGGTTAAGTCCAATTTAGACCACCTAGTCATCACCACAATAATCGCCCCGCCGGGCATCAAACGCTGAATAGGACCGGACTGAAACCACTCCCATGCAGGCAAAAATACATCCGCTTTACCTAGTTTGGCATCTTGCTCCGAGTGGGGGTCGTCAATAATGAACAAGTCAGCGCCCCGGCCAGCCAGCGCACCGCCCACACCAATCGCAAAATACTCGCCTTGAAAGTTCGTGCCCCAACGCGAAGCTGACTTCGAGTCAGCTTGCAGCTCAACCTGCGGGAAGATGTCCTTGTATGAGTCCGATCCGACCAAGTTTCTCACCCGACGACCAAAGTTCACCGCCAGATCGGCAGTGTGGGAGGCCATGATGACCTTTTTATGCGGAAACTTGCCCAAAAACCACGCTGGAGCGAGGTACGAGATCAGCTCAGACTTCCCGTGGCGCGGTGCGATGTTCACAATCACACGTTTTTTACGCCCAGCAGCGATGTCCTCGAACAATTTAGCCAGTCTGCGGTGGTGCGGACCGACTTTATAGCCCGGATAGACGTGATCTGCGAAGGAAAGTAGGTTGTCTCTGCCTAAAATTTGAGCAGATTCAGCATCCCACGCCTTTAAAAGGTCCAAAGTGCGCTTTTTGTCCTCCAGCGACATGTTTGGCAGGAGGTTCTTGAGCGTTTGAATCTGCTCAGGCGTTATTTTCATCAAAAATGACCCTCGACTGTACGTCTACCGTGCGTTTCTCGAGTTTCTCCAGCGTCTCAAGCAGTTCTTTCTCCACTTCTTCAATGGATTGCTGTTTGACGGTCATCTCTGAGCGTTTCTTAAACGCATCTACGCCATCTATCTCGCCCAGACTGCGCAGCGCCTGCATGCGAATCTTGCCATCGGGGTGCTCGGTCTCAGCAACCAGCTTATTGACGATGTAAATCTTCAAATCAGCCAGCTCTTTAACGACTAGCGTGTCGTGCTGAGCCACCATTCCAGCCAGATAGGCAATCGTGGGGTTTGAATAGTTTATTAGCGAAGGAGATTGGCTTGGGTTGGTCATCATCTGCCGCGCCAAGTCCAAGGCTTTGCCTCGGTCGTCTTCGTTTGGCTCGATGGGATCGCCCGTTAAATCAGACAGCAGCTTGACTGTCCGCGCCCGCATGTCGAGTTCTTCTCGAGCGGATAACTCAGGCATTGCCTCTGTTGCAGAAGCAGGTAGGGGTACATCGAAGTCGATGTCAGGAACGTATTCCATAGGAGGAAGAAGGCACTCCATTAATTGCTGCGAAATATACCACGCCTTTTTTGTTTATGGGACTCCTACCGGGGGGTGTTTCTGGGGCGAAGTAAAAATAAATGTGGTCTGGAAAAACGAAGGGGGGAGGGGGGTATGTGTAAAGTAAGTAGGCTAAAAGTAGTAAAAGAGTTGTGTGATTTGTGCGGGTTC